ATAATCACCCTTATGAGTGAATGTAAGTTTGCCTATATCTATTGTAGCCATATTTTTTTCCTCCTATTATATGGTTGCTATTAAGCTGCCATTTGAAAGTGAGAATGTAAAACCACTCGCACTAAATAAAACATCATCAAACGCAGCATATTGAGTATTTGTGATGTTGTCTTGACCTTGATTGGTCGTTGTTACTTGTAAGTTATTATTAAACGCTGCTGGTGTATTTGCTTGTCCTCCCATTCCTGAATGCGATGTACAATAATAATACAATGTTGGAGCACCAGTTGCAACTACTATAGTTAATGTGTTGGCTGAGCTATCTCTTGTTACTCCAGTAGTGTATTCAGATCCACCACCATGCGATCCATCTGATGTTGTAGAAAACGCAAATGGATGTGATGAAGGGTATGTAAATACATAAGTATTTCCTTCAATAAGTTCTAAAGTTGGTTGAGCAGCACCCATAATATGAAATCTGTTTGCACCATTATATGATGCAGAAGTAACTGTATAAGCTACAGTTGATGCTACTGTTGATAAATTAAAACCATAAACTTCTGCTGAAGATGCATTACCAAATTCTAATGCAGATCCACCAGCATTGACTTTCATTACCTGTCCTGCTGAACCTAATGATCCTAATCCTGTACCACCATCAGATACTCCTAATATACCACCAAATCCTGGTACATCAGCAAATTCTAAACCATTAGCTCCACTATTTACTCTAAGAACCTGATTAGCAGATCCTAAAGATGTAAGTCCAGTACCACCTTTTGTAGTAGGTACAGTTGGTAAACGAGCTGATCCTAGTGTTCCTGATGTAATGTTTGCTGCATTAATAGCTGCAACATTAAATGTTCCAAATGCTACTAAATCTAAAATATCACCTGCAGCTGCACCAGATGCCAGAACAACAGAGTTACCTGATGTTACTGTAACGTCAGTGCCATTAACAAGCTTAACACCATTAAGATAACAATCAATAAATGGTGAATCATAACCAAGTGTATTTCCTGCTGAGTCAGCTCCTGAAAATGTAGTTTGGTTAGAAGTAGCTGTATATTGAAATCTAGCAGAAGTACCATTAACAGATGATCCTGCTGATGCCCACCCAGATGATTTATAAACTTTTAATTCATTAGCAGTAGTGTCAAAATATAAATCACCAACATCGAGACTGCTTGTTGGAGCAGATGATGCTATTCTATATCTTTCAGCAAATGAGTTTACACCTGATAAGTTGTTAGATACATTTGTTACATGACCACTAGCTTCTGCTGATGCAAGAGCTGATAATCCTGATATTCCTGCAAGTGTAGCAATATTATTTGTAGGACTGATTTGTCCAGCTACTGTATTAATATTTGTAGTGTTTGCTCCAGCATTAGATATATTAGTTGCATTAGCAGCAACAGTCGATACTTCAGATGCTTTTGGAACTAATCTTACAAATGTGTAAGTGTTTAGTGTAGTTGTAGTTTCAACTAATAATCCAAAGCCTGATGCAAATGTAACTGCGTTTCCACAACCATTTAAGGTAACTGTAGAGTTTCCAAGTGTTCCATTAGCTATAGTAATTACTCCAGAGCTGTTAGAAGTTAAATCTGTTGATAATGCTGTAATACTAACAATAGTACCTGTTCCATTGTTTACATCTGGATTAGCATTAGGAAAACTTGTTTCGTTTGCTATTGGTACAAATCCACCTACATCATCAACGATGTCTATAATTCTGTTTGATACAGCAGCAGTTGTTGCTACTTTAGTATCTGAGTTACTCCAAGCATCTCCTGATGCTATTGTTTCTGTAGAGTCTTGTCTAAAATATCTAGAATCAGAAGCAGATGTTGTAAATACAGTTACATCATCAGGTGTGCTACCTGCATGTGATGAAGCATCTACTAATAAACCTGAAGATAGGTTTGCTCCTGTAATAATACCAGTTGGTATTGAGTTATTTGTTTTTGATAAAATACCTACATAAATAACTAAAGATTCATTTTGTAAAGATCCTGAATCCCAAGTTACGTTTACTGTTGTATTTGAAGAAAATGATGAACTAGCTATTGTTCCAACTATTGTTCCTGTAGATGATCCTACAGCTTTTACCCTTCTACCAGCATGATAGAATGCTGTTACGTTAGCTCCAGCAACTGTAAATGCTGTTCCACTAACATATGCAAAAGTATGTGATCCATCACCATCACCATAAATTACCCATTGAGAGTCATTATAAAACTCTCTAATATCAGCTGTTATAGCTCTGAAGGCATTGTTAATGTTAGAAGGTAACATACCTTCAGCTATATTAACACCTCCTACTGAGCTGTTATTACTAGCTGTTGTACTATAATCTTTTATTCCTGCCATTTTTCTCCTAACTCATGAACCAAGCAAAAGCTTTGTCATTCTCTGTATTATTTTTATTAATTAATTCGTTCACACTTTGTTCTAATTGTCTTTGAAAAAATTCTTGCGACTCAAACGAATACCTTACGTTATCTATATCATTAGTATCACTCATCTTATCCCTGCTTTACTTAATACAAAATCTACTCCTTGTGCATGAGTAAATGTTGTTTTTGATGGTATTTTAACATTAGCTCTAATGTATCTTCCAGACTTTCTGACTGGATTCATACCACTACTATTTTGTGTTACTGATGTAGATTCAGTTTCATCATCAGCTACTCTTTCTTTAGTTTTAACTGTTAATGTAGATACTGCATCTACGATTGGTCTAACTCCTGTAACATTAGCTCTTAGTCCTGGAAAAGGTTCTAGTTCTGCTGTTTCTACTTCACACTCATTAGAGTTTCCAGAAAATATAGCTGCTTTAAAGTTTTCATCTATAGCTCCTAAAAACATTTGTCCACCATTCCAAAAGTCTGTATCAAGAGCTGCATTAATATTTTCTAAGTTTTGAGATATAATATCCATTAGCTCTACTGTAAAAGCTCCAACAAATTGTGGAAATATTACACTTGTATTAGCTTCTGCTAAAGACCATTTTTTAGTAGCATAGTTGTATATAATAATTCTATCACATAAACCTGATTGATTAGGTGATGTATTAATACTTGGATATGCCCACATAGCTAACTGATTGAATGGATCAACAGCTGCTTTAATTCTATCTACATATGCTTTGTTAAGATCAAGATCAAAAAATCTATTTACTTTTTCTACACCAATAGGTGAGATTGTATCTCCTGATAATTGATAGAATCCATCATCAGAATAAAAGAATACATTTCTGTTATCTTGACAAACTGTTTGTCCATAAACAGCTCCTCTGTTTGGTGATATTACTGACAGCCTAAATACGACTGCTCCACCAACAAAGTCCATACGAATGATTTGATTTTGTCTAAATACATATCCTATCTCACCAGATGTAATATGTACTATTCTACCACCTGATCCAGGCAAGTCTTGGAAGTCTGCTTGTTTACCTGTCCATGTAGTAAGATCATTAATACCTGACCATTGTATTCTGTTTGTATTTGTAGGTTGATTACCTGTAACAAAAAAGTCTCGAATAACTCCTGATACTCTAAATGTAGGTAATGCTCCTGCTGTAACTATAGAACTAAGATTAGCAAAGTTTGTAGATGTTCCCATTAAATAATATTGTGGTGCATCTACTCCATTACTTGCAATTACATAATTACCAAATTGTGTAAATGTAACGTAATCTGTATTAGTACCAGTAAGTCCAGATTTTCTGGACGTAAATGTTCCTGTAGCTAACTGATATATATTTGTATTTGTTGCTACAAAGTTAAAGATATTATTTGAATTATCTCTAAATGAACCTGCACCTCTAGCATTAGAACCAACATTATTTGATGTATAGTTTACTAAAGATGGAAATCTTTTATATGTGTTTAATGTATGATATACATTTGTAGCTACATTAGCACCTGGTTTCAAGTGTTCAGGTTGATCAGGTAGCCATTCTCCAAAAGGTACTTGCATTATCTTTGCCTATAAAATGATAAGTCTGTTTGAACATCTGTTCTTTGTGTAACAGGTGATCCTCCATATGTATCTTGTCTATCGTTATTCTCACATCTTTCTAATGCAGTAGAATACATTTGTAACCATTGTTGTAATTGTACTGGATCTATTCCACCAAGAAAGTTAGCTGCATGATATAACGAACCATACAAGTATATTGCTGGATGTTTACTTAAAATA